GCTCCAAAAAGTTCTTGGCTTTCGCAACTTCTTCTTTGTACGCTAGTTTTTGCTTACGTACAAATCTTTCTTCGTCCGCCTCTTCATCATAAGTAAAATTATCTTCCATTAAGAAATTAATTTCCTCATCTTCCAAGTGCGGTCTAGTTTTTTTATAATATTCTTTAACAAGTAATTTATCATCGTACTTGCTATAATCTTTATTTAGTGTAACATAGTCTTCTACATTACCACCAGTATCTTTCATGAAATTAACTAACTTTTGAACACTGTCAGGTAATTGTCTTTTTTCAACAATAGGCTCTGGTTTTTTATCTTTTTCAACTACAGGTTTTTCTTTAATTATTGTAACCTCTTTCTCTTCTTTCTTATCTTCAACTTTTGGCTTTGTAATCTCTTCAAGTTTTGCTTCTGGTTGTTTTTCTTCAACTACTTTTGTTACGCTTTTCTCTTGATCTGTATTTACTTTAGGTTTTAAATCTATAGTTGTTGTTGATTTATTTTCTTGGCTAGATAGTTTTTTTAATCTACCCGGCTTCTTTTTTATTTTAATAGACTCTTTAGTCTCTTTCTCTGCTTGCGCCATAATATAATATAATATAAGTTATTAAATGTTTAAACCTTGATTATTGTCAAAATTTATTGGTAATAGGTTGTTTTGCTTTTGATCAGCTATTGCACTTTGTTGAGTACCTACTATTCTAGTTCTTGTATCTTTTCTGTCTTCTATTTGTTTTTCTTTGTCAGTCTCTTTATTAACCTTTTGTTGGCCTAATTGCATGTTGTAATTAAACTCTAATTCCATAAGTTCTCTTTTAATTTGAGAATCTACTCTCATTCTTTCTATTTCAAAAGCAGATTTACCTTTTTCAAATTTAAGTTTAGTATCTAAAGCAGCTTGTTGTTTCTGCACCTCAGCCATAGCTGATGCTTCACTAGCTTGAGCATTAGCTTGACCTTGAGCTTCTATGTTAGCTAGGTTAGCAGCTTGGGCAGCTTCAGTAGCTCTTTTACGTTTTAGCTTAATCATTTGATTAGCTAATTTTAAATTATTAATTTGTCTGATATCTATAGCGTCTTCTAAGTTAATACTACCACTTTGTAAAGAAGCTTGTATATTAGCTTCTAATTGTTCTTTTTCTCTTTCATCTGGAATTAAATCAAAGTAAATTCCAAAATCATATAAGTGTATTTGTTTTAAATCTTTTAATTGACCAACATTCCAAGTAGATATGCTATTTTTTAAAGCTTCTTCAGTTAGCGCAAATTCAACACTATCAGCAGTTCTTAATACTATATTTTCGCATGTTTTAACTGTTAAATATAAATATGCGTTTAATATATGTTTAGTAGCTGTGTTAGAGCTAGCAGCTGCGAGTTTTTGTAAACCAACTAATGAATCAGAATTTGGCATACTACCATCTCTAGCTTCGTTTAACCCAGTAACATCTCTTATCATTTGTAAATAATACTGATAAGTTTGTATTAAAGAATTAACTTTAGAACCACCATCAGATTTAACCAATTCTTGTATAGGTATTTTGCCTAAGTTTTGTTCTCCATCAGTAGTTAAAGATCTTCCTAATATACTACCTGTTTGAAAATACATATTTAAAGCTTCTTTAGCATTGTAATTAGTTCCATTACCTAAATCAATTTCTGCTAATCCATCTACATCTAAATAAACTCCATCTGGTATAACTTTAGATATTACTTGTTGTATCTTTAAATGAGTTAATTGTATCATATCCGCAAAACCCATCATTCTACTAACTAAACTTTGAACTCTTCCTTGATATATTTGAGGTGCTGTAATACTATAATTCATGTTTACCTTAACCAAGTTGGATTTCGGTCTTGTCATGTTTTCTGACATTTTCCAACTTAACATCATGTCATAACCAAGAACTTTAGCACCACTGTATAAAACCTCTATAGATCTACTTACTCTTTCAAAATTATCATTTTCTTCTGGATTAAAAGTATCAGGCTTTTCTAAAGACTTCTCTAAACCAGTAGCTGTTCTTTTTATTTTATAAACTTGTTCGCTATATGTTTTGTATTCAAAATACATTATGTATATAGAATTTCCATCTTTTGACCCGTTCCAATTGTATAAGTAATTACTATTTCCTTGGTACTGCTCTAGTCTTTCTAGTTCGTCAGGTCCTAAATCAGGAAATTGTTTTTTACAATCAGCTAAGGATACTGGCTTAACTTCTCCAACATACCATAAGTCTTCAAAATTAGGATCATCGCTGTAAGAATGTACTAATCTAGTTGGATCAACATATTCTACTCTAACTCCTTCAGCTCTATTCCAATTAGTTTTTACAGCGCTCATGCCTAATACAACTAAATCTTCTATTAGTCTTTTTTTAATTGATGCGTTATACTTGTTGAATTGTAACGTATTGTTAATAGCTTCTTCAGCCGCTATCTCAGATGCTTGCTTATAACTCAATTGCATGTGTAGATCTAGTTCATCTTTATTTTCTGGTAACTCTTGAGGATCAGAGCTATTAAATAAATTTAAACCTAAATCAGCTTGAAGTATATTTAAAAATTGTTTAGCTTGAACATCTCTTAATATGTCTTCCGCATACTTAGACCTAACTCTTCTTGATTCTGGATCTTGAGCAAAAGCTTTTATATCGTAAAGCTTATCATCCATACCGTTAACTACTATATCTACAAACTTAGGTATTATAGGTACAGGCTTCCAGTCTAAATTTAAATAAGATAAATCACCATTTATAGCTAGTTCATCTTTATATTTCTGCACTGGCTGTTCTGCTCTGGAATATAATCTACGAGTTCTAAAGTTATTGAAATTAGTATTGAACCTGTTTTCAACACCTGATCTAGTTCCACTAAACCAATCGCCTTCTATGGCTTGAGCAACCTGCTTACCATATTCAACGCTTTGTTTTATTTCGTCAGATACTACCTGATCTGGAAAAGAACTATAAGTGTTTGTAATCTTACCTTTCATTTATTTTATTATTTGTGAAATAGATCCTTCGTTATTGTATCTATGTATGCCTAATTGAATATCTTTTTTTTGTCTTAATGGTATAGGTCTATATCTATTTTTATTACAAGCCATGATGGCTAAACCTGAACTTATAGAAGCATCATGCTTTGTTCTATTATTTATATTAAAACTAGACCAGTCATCTAAAGTTCTTTGAAAATACATATTGCCTTGTCCTGTTTCTATCTGACCTACGTAATTTTCTATATAATTTTCTATTGCAGCTGCGTGAGCTTGTTTAATGTCTTCACTTGAATTAGGTATTCCACCTATTTCTTTTTCTGTTGTAGATAATTTATTGTAAAGCTTGTCAGGGCGGTTCATTGAAAATCCTCTATAACCTCTACGTTTAAAATAATACAATAATCTAGGTTTATTGTTTTCACATAATATTGGCATGCCATAAAAAACGCAAGCCATTAAAACATCTTCAAAAAATATCTCCGCAGTCTGAGGTCTTGATATGTACTCAAGAAAAAACTGATTTAAAGGAGCATCTTCCATACTGAATTTTGTTAAACCATGTAAAGCTCCTTTAGAACCTTTGCCATCTACCGTGCCGCTAATATCATAACTATCACAACCAAAAGCACCCATGTGTTCGTTGCCTGGATGTTTTCCACCGTTTTTATTTATATAGCTATTTTGTATATTTACCGGTGGCACCCAAGACAGTAAAAATCTACCTTTTTTGTTTGGATAAAAAATAACTTTAGTGTCTTTAATACCGTTTTCCCAAGAAAAATTACCTTGCACTAAACTTACACTATGATTTATTTCTTCATTAAAATCTATTTGTTGATATATTCTAGTTAAATTAAATAAACTATCTTTAGTTTCATCTCTAAACGCGTGTTTTTCTGTTCTTGGAAACTGTCTGTAATATTCATTTAAAGCATCTTGATCATGTTTTAATCCTTCAACTTCGTTATCCCAGTGTTCAATAACTCCTGTTGTAACTGTTGAACCGTCGATGCTTTTAACTGGATCTGGCCCTGCAACAAAGATAGGTGATCCGAAAGTATCCATGAATCCTTCGTAGTTCCATTCCATAGGTATGAACAAGCTATAGAGTCCAGAAGCTGTTTGTCCGTTTTTATTTCTTTTTTCAACGTCTGAATTGTAGTATAATTTTTTGAAATTATCGCCACCTTTATCTAATGCGTTTGAAGTTGAGCCCATCATACACTTGCCTACGATTCTTGATCCTAGCCTTAATGTTGTTTTTGTAACTCGCCAATTGTTTAATATGTTGTCCGGTCTTTCCCATTTTCCGCTTTCGTCGTGTGCTAATATTTTTAATTTCTCACCATCGTAAGAGTTGTCACCGGTGTTTTTCCAGTCAATAGTTGTGTCAAGTCCATCAATTTCTTTTAGTTGCTCATTACTCTCAAGCTTTCTTCTAGTAAGTTTCGAAGCTGGTACTCTATAGGCCAACTCTGTTTTAGGACGATCCATACCGTCTTGAATCGGCTTGAAGAAAAACGGATAGTTAACGGATATTGGGACGACTTTATCTGTGAACATTTTTTTAGCATCTGATCCAGATTTAGACAATATACCGAATCTGGAGTCAGTAGATATTGTTGCTTGATTAACAAGCTCCGCTGACGACATAAATGAAAATCCAGACCTTCTGTTTTTAAGGTAGCACATACCGTAACATCTGTTATCTGCCTTGCATGCTTCCCAAAATATAAAGAATAATCTATTTGATTCTCTATATTCCGGTGCTCCAATATCGATTTTTGACCACTGCAAGTACATGTAATGAGTACCAGTAATGTAAGTATTAATACCATTATTACAAAACCAAAATCCTTGCTCTCGTTTAGTAAATTCTTCATCTATGTAATCGTACCATTTTTCTTTAAATTCAGTTGGATGCTCTTCCCAGTCAAACCTACTTTTAATTCTTTTTAATTCTTTTGGATATTCTTGCTTTTTCCAGTATTGATCCGCTTTGACTTTGCTTCGTTTATACGGTTCATGCTCTGCTGGTAAAGCAATTCTGAGATCTTGTATTTCAATAATTTTTCCAATTGTTCCAGTTTTACTTATTACTACAAAATCATACTCAACATTGTAACCATATTCCCACTTTTTGAAACGATTTTGTTTAGATAATATTTTAGAATTTACAACATCTTTAACCTCTTTCCAAAGAGTTTGATTATAAATCATTTGCTTCTCCCTTCCGCAAATCCTTTAAATTTTTTTTGATCTTTAATCTCTTTAGGTTTCTCGTTTAAAATATCTTCTTCAATTTGTATTCTTGTTAATATTTCAAAAGCATCGAATATAGCTAATTTTTTAGTTGCAGCAGCATTTTTTAATCTGTCAGCGCTTACATCATCGTCTGAGTCAACAATCTTTTCTTTTGCTACTTTAATTAATTCTTCAACTGCTTTTTGCCCAGCTTGGATTATTTTCAATTTCGTTTCCTTGATATTCATGCGTTAAGGCTATATTATTTGATTTCATACAATAGAGTCGTTCACCATTTATTAAAAATTCAAATTCAGAACTTGGGGTAAACGTAACAAGTGTTCCAGGTGTTATTCCTATGTCTTCTAAAACATTATTACCATATTTAACAATACCAACATTAGCTTGTTCTTTTTCATTGCTTAATAGGTCTTGATTTTTTATAGGCTTAACAAAACAATAATTTAAGTGACTTTTTAAATTATACATATATATTTGATCTGGAGAAGCGAAATATAAATTATCTTTAAAATAGCTTGAGCTATTTCTTTCTCTACCTTTTTGATCATGCCATCTTCTAAATAAATTGTGATGAACTTTAACTATGTCGTTTTGTTTAATTTGTGATTCGTAAGCAGCTGGTACCGAAACAACAATTGCTTCTTTACTAATAAATAAATGGTTATTTATATTAGTATTCAATATAAGTGATTTATCACCTAATTGTTTTTCATTATTATACCTTTCTTTTAATGGTTTAATAATGAAACTATATAAACTTTTCATTAATACTTTAGATCATACTCTACAGAAATAGCCATATTAGAATTAAACTTTTTCCATGGTAAGACTTCACTTGCTTTTTTTATGTATATATTGTAAGAACTATCTTTATCATCAAATATTATATCAGATATTATGTGTCCACCATATACTTCTTGTTGTAATGCGTAATGCATCGCTTCATTCTTATAGTCAGCGCCAATACTTATTTTTCTTATATTAGCCATTTTCTTTTTTTTCAACTTTAATCCAATCGCCACTAGTTAAATCTATTGTTACAGATCCATATTTATCTTCTAAGTCTTTTTTGGTTTTATTTATAATTGTATTTGCATCTGCTAATTCGTGAAGTAAAGAGTGTTTTTTAGATTCTTGATAACCTATTTCAACAAGTATTAAATTAACTTTTTCTTGTTCTGTTTGAATTTTCTTTAATTCGTTTTTTGTTACACTACCTTTTAATTTATCCATTTGATTTGATTTTATTATTTTTTATTTTAATATATAGCCACACAGTCAACTCCTACAACTAATTTTTTTGCTAACATAGGAGCTTTATGTCCTACAACTGTGCCTGATTGACAACTTTTAAATTCAACTGGGGTTCCAGCCTCAGTTGTTATTGTAATATCTTGTGGTTCTGTAGCTCTACCATTATATACTACACATCCTCTTTCTTGTGTGTTAGGTATATCTATATTAGTAACAGTAAAAGTTGCCGAGTTACCAGTACCACCTGTTAATGCTAGTGTTTGCCCTACTGTG